CTTGTCCAGCCAGGGCGTGATTGCAGCGTCCGAGTTCATTACGGGGATCAACGGGGGCGATGAGTTTATCGCGGTCGCGGTCGAGATCGATACCGTCTATGTGATTGTGAAGCGCACGATCAATGAAGCAACAAAATACTATCTTGAGCAGTTCGATCGCAACACTCTTGTCGATAGCGCGCTGACGGCAGAAGTCGTGTCGTCCACAGCTTCAATCACGGTCGATCATCTTCCTAACACGTCTGTTGATATTGTGGTCGATGGCCTGGTGCAATCTAGCACAACCGTCCCGGCGTCATCGCCCTATACGGTGGCGTTCTCTCCGGCGGCGGAGGCAAGCTATCAGGTCGGGATCGATATTGCGGTCGAGATTGTTACCATGCCGCAAGAGCCAAACTTGCCAACCGGCACTAGCGTCGGCGTTAAGAAGCGGATCATCCAGGTCGATGCGCTTGTAAAAGACAGCCAACACATGAATATCAACGGAACGCTTGTCGCTTTCCAGGAGATCGGCAAGACGCCGCTCGACAGCCCTACGCCAGAGTTCACGGGCCGCAAGACGGTCCACGGCCTTCTTGGCTATACTGACGAGGGAAAGATCACAGTAACGCAATCGTATCCTTTGAAGCTAAACCTGATTGCGATGGAATATCGCCTAAGCCTGGGGAATTAAGATGACGCAGTTCGCGCAAATCGGATTGGCAGCAATTTCAGCGGGTGGTCAGCTTTACGCGGCATCCGCGCAGCGCAACGCTTACAACGCCCAGGCTGAACAGGCTAAGATCCAGGGGCGCAGCGAAGCGATCAAATATCAGCAGCAGGGCGCTTACGTTCTTCGCAATTTGAACCAGACGCTTGCGGCCACGCTTGCGGTCGCTGGTGCTGGCAACGTGGATCCGACGAGCGGCAGCGCGCGGGTGTTGCAGGACTTTGCGCGTGCAGAGGCGTATGCAGAGTTTGGCACGGCGCAGGACAACGCAATCCTGGCGAAAGAAGGTGCGGCGGCACAGGCGCAGATTTATCGCATGTCCGGCCAGGCGGCCTATGCTACCGGCATTGTAAACGCAATCGGCACAATGGGGCAGGGCATTCAGCGATCGCTCACTTTGCAACCAGGCGCGACGGCGGTGTAAACAATGGCAATTCTTCCACGATACAGACGATTAGGCGTCGAGGCCGCAGCCCCGCAGCGGATTGATTACTCTCCGCTTGCACAAGAGGGCGCGCGGCTTGGCAATGCTATTTCCAGCAACGTCGATCGCATGAGTGATTTTGTTTACCGCGAGCAAGCACGGCGCGCGGAGATGGCTGGCCAGGAAGCGGTGCGCGAACAAGGTGCGTTGCCAATTTTGCAGCGTCTTTCCGAGCAAGGTGGGCCCGGTATCTCGATCGCGGAGCAATCGGCTTATGAGGCGGCCAATCGGCTTGCGGTTGCCGAGATCCAGTTTGAAGCGGAAAACCAAATTGCCGCTATCCTGGAGTCGGCGGAGCAATCGGGCACTGGCTTTACAACGGTCACGGCGCAGCTTGAGGACGTTGTGGACGGGTTCTCGGCATCACTGGGGTATCTCAACCCGGTTGCGGCTGGTGAGTTACAGCTTCGCTTGCAGGGGGCTACACAGCGGGCGAGCCGGCAATATGCCTCGGCGTATCGCGCAAGGGCGCGCGCAGCGGCCACGGTCCGGCGCACAGAAGCGGCTGACAATTTAGAAGTCAATATTTTGGCTGCGGCGCGAATGGAGGGATCGACCCCGGAGGAATTGCGCGCGGTTGTGGAGGCTGGCGCGCAATCTCTTGCGGATTCTGGCATGACGCAGAGCGCGGTCGAGCGGTGGACGGAAAGCACATATGGGGAGGCAGTTCGGGAGAACACGCTTTTCCGGGGCATGACAATGCCGATCGACGAGCTTGGGGCGCTGGTCGAGAGCGGGGCAACGGATCCCACGCCGCTCCCCGGCATGACGCTTGCGGAGACGTTGACAGAGCGAAACCGTCTTTCGACGCTCTACAATTCGCGGAGATCGGCTTACGAGTCTGACGCTAGAGATTTGGCCAGCCGGATCGACGATAGCTATACCGTTCTGTCAGCGGGTGGGTATATCGGCCCGGAGGCGCAGGCGGATATCGTTGCAGAGGCGGAGCGGCTTGCTATCGTCGCGCCAGAGCTTTCGGCGGCAGCAGAGCGGTTGATTGACGACCAGAGATATATTTCAATGCTGCGCGGATTGAACCCGGCCGAGCTTGAGGCCGAGAGGCTTGCGCGATCCGGTGGCGTTCCCGGCGTTGGCGAGCCTGGTCTTGATACTCCCCGCGAGGTCGCGCGCTTGCAGATCGTTGAGGAGGTCATTCGCACAACGGAGGCCGCGCGACTTCGGGCGCAAGAATTGGCACTTGAGGCGGCCGAGCCTGACTTTACGCGCTTAGAGAATGCTCTCGAAATTTTGGGTGTGGCGTTTCAAGATCTTTCTGTTGGTCCGGAGCGTGTGGATTTCGCATTAAACCAAGCATTACAGGCAGCGGAGTCAATACCAGCGAGCTTACGCACGGACGAAATAAACGATGCGCTTGTGGAGGTGCAGCAGATTCGGGCCGCAATGGATCGTTGGCGCGACGCTTCACCAGAAGAATTATCCGCAGAGGCGGAGAGGCTGCGAACGGAGATTCCCAGCCAAGAAAATTTGCCGGAAGGCGTAACGGTTGCCGAAGCAATCTTGATGCAGCAAGGGCAGGCGCAGATTATTGATCAGCTTATTCGCACAAAGGCTGACGATCTTCGCCAGGAAACTGCGGCGGCGCTTGAGGCGGCCGAGCCTGACTTCGCCCGGCTTGAGGATGCTGGAGCAATTCTTGATGCACAGTTTCGAGACCTTCGTCCTAACCCGGCAATCGTTGAGGTGGCCTTGAACGAGATCTCGGAGGCCTATGCTGCAATCCCGGCGAGTTTGCGCACTGACGACATGGATGATGCGGTCATCGAGGTGCAGCAGATGAAGGCCGCGCTGGACGAGTGGCGCGATGCTTTGCCGGCGGAATTGTCTGCGGAGATGGAGAGACTGCGCACGCAGGTGCCGCGCGAGGAAGATCTTCCGGAGGGCGTGACGGTTGTCGAGGCGATCCTGATGCAGCAAAGGCAGCTTAGTCTTTTGAGCGCTTTTGCCGGCGCGCAGCGAGAGGCACTCGGAAGCGGCAACGCTATAGAATGGGCGCGCAGCCAACAGGAGATGATTGAAGATCCCGTTACCGGAACGGCTCGCCTTGTGGGGGAACCGATCGATCTAACCTTTGCGGATCCTGCGGCAACGGTTGCCAGCATTGACGCGCGGTTCCGTGAACTTAGCTTTGTGGAGACGCGCTATGGCGCTCCGGGCCAGAATGTTTTGTTGCCGCAAGAGGCTGCCGCTTTGCAGTCGATGCTTGAGACGGCGCAGCCAGGGCAGCAGGCGGTAATACTCGCCACGATCGCGGAGCTTGGCCAGGATCGGGCTTTGCGCGTGTTTAGCTCTATGGACTTCAATCAGCCAGAAAGCCGTCTATACGCACACATTGGCTCTATGATGGTGACGGGCAGCCCGCGCGCGGCGACGATGGCATTGGAGGGGATGGGCCTTGAATCTCCGCCGGCCTTGTCCGGCAATGCGGTTGGCACAGAGTTCCGCAGCATAACGGGCGCAGCTTTTATCCACGCGCATGGCACGCGGGCCACCATTCAAGAAACGGCAGATCTTATCTATAGGGCTTTGGCCGCGAGAGATCGGTCTGGCGCGGATATTTTTCAGACAAGCATGTATGATCGGGCACTCGATATGGCGATGGGCCCGCTAACTCTTGAGCAGGTTAATGGATACCCCGCTCTCCTGGAGCGTGAAAACCTAAACGTTGACTTCATCGAGGAGTGGCTTGCCGATCCGGTGGCAAACGAGGGGCTTGTGCGCAACAGATCGGATCTTGGGATTGTCAATTTTGATGCGATCAGAGGCGGGGATTACTACCCTATACTTGCAGGAGATGACGCTTACTACCTGGCCACAGGCGAGGGGGCGACCCTAGCATACTGGAAGGATGATCGGGGCAACCCGATTCTGGTCAGTCTTTTAGGCGTGCAGTCGATGATGCGATATCGAGGTGCAGAATGATCTTTGATCGGCCAGATCCTCTTGCCGTGAGCTTTCAGCAAGGCTTTAGCGAAGCCCGGCCTACCTGGCAGGAAAACTATGAGGTGGCACTGCGTGACTTTACGCGCGTGGATAGCGTCATGGGGCGGCGCTTTGGCCTGGAAGGTATCTGGCGGGATCTGACGGATCGTTTGAATACGGATCTTGGCGATCGATATATGCGCTTGGGAACGGACGCGACGGGCGCCTTTCCGGATCCGTCCATTTATTTCGGCACGTCTGATTCATACGGCAATGGTGATGCGCGCTATCAATACGAGGCGCAGCGCGTGATCGACCAGGTGCGCCGGATTGAGCAGGCAGAGCCCGGAACCGTCTCGCCGGAGATCATGCAGCTAATGGATCTTGCGGCGATCGAGGATCGGGTCCGCGAGGAGGCCGTCCAGGCGCGCGATACGTTTAATGAATTAAGGTCGGATCCGCGTGGCGGGGGCGGCTTGCCGCGCTTTCTCGGCGGTCTGGCCGGCGGGATGCAGGAGTTTGTTCAAGACCCCTCGCAAACAGTAACGATTGTTGCGGGAATGTCTCGCAATCTCTTGAGGTTTGTATTCCAAGAGGCGGCTCTCAATGCCGGGATCGAGGTCATGCGACAGCCTCAAGTGGCGCGATGGTATGACGAGCTTGGCCTGGAATACACGCGCGCGCAATTCATCGCCAACGTTGCCATAGCAGGCGCGGTAGGCGGAACGTTTGCGGTTGGTGTCCGCGGTTTGCAGGTAGGTGCGGGCGCTACGGCCGGGGCGGCGTCGCGCGTCCTGACACCCGCAATAGACCGAGCATTAGGTCGCCGGGATGCGGGGATCTTTGCGCGGGCTTTGGATGCAGAGCAGCCGGACATGATAGCAGCCCTTACGATGCAGCAGCTTCGGACGGGGGTCGAGGCCATGCAATCCGCCGGGGTTCGGCTTTCTTCGGAAGCCACGGCCGCCTATCGCCTGTCTCTCCGCTTTGAAGAAGATAGCATCCTAAACCCAGGCTTGCCGGAGGCGGAGCATGCGCGCCTTTTGGATAGCGCAACGCTTGCGGTGGCGTCCGGACGGATCCCCGCAGACTTGATCGACCGGCCGCCAGAGGCTTTGCCAGCGGAGGCATTGGCCGCGGCGCAGCCGGAGGTCGATAACCTGGGCGGCGTTCTCTATGCTTTCGATCCGCGTGATATCCAGGTCGATGCGCGCACGTTCCAGTTCAAGGAGGGCGGCGACGAGTTTGGCGTTACCGATCGGCTGCAATTTATCACCGAATGGGATCCGGCGCTTGCCGGTGTCGTGACGGTTTATGAGTTTGCAGACGGTCGCTTGTTCATCGCTGACGGGCACCAGCGTGTAGGATTGGCGCGGCGCCTCTTGGCGCAGAACCCTAACGCAGACATTAAGCTATTCGGCTATCGGCTGCGCGAGGTGGATGGGATCACTCCGCAAGAGGCGATGGTCTCGGCCGCAATCACAAACATCGCGCAGGGCACCGGCTCTGCAATCGACGCGGCGAAGATCGCTCGCATGGATCCAGATCGTTTTAACGACCTGGTGGGGCGCACCTTGCCGCCTACGTCGCAGCTTGTGCGCCAGGCGCGCGATATGATGACGCTAACGCAGGACGCATTCGGTGCGGTTATCAATGACGTGGTGCCGTCAAATTATGGGGCGGTGGTTGGCCGTGTCCTTGCCGATCGGCCGGATCTTCAAATGGCAGCGATCGGGGTTCTTGCGAAGGCAGAACCGCCTAACGTGTTCCAGGCCGAGGCGATCGTGCGCCAGGTGCGCGAGGCCGATGCGGATGTGGCAACGCAATCGTCTTTGTTTGGCGATGAGCTTGTGGTCGAGAGCCTTTATGCCGAGCGCGCAAAGGTGCTGGATAGGGCAGTTCGACAGCTTCGCCAGGATCGGGCGGCTTTTGCCAGCCTCACGCGGAATGCAGAAACGATCGAGGCCGCGGGAAATGTTCTCGATGCGGCCGTCAACCAACGGAGGGCCGACCTAGATGCCCAAGCGATCAGCCTTATCCAAACCCTCGCAAACCGCAAAGGGGCGCTCTCAGACGCGCTCTCAGAGGCCGCCAGAGTCGCCAAAGATGGAAACATCGCAGGAGCAACCCGACAATTTGTCGAGTCTATCCGAGGAGCAATTAGAGATGGCGATTTCGAGAGGCTTGCTAATAGCGAACCTGGACGCCTTGTCGATGATACGCCGCCGAGCCGCCGCAGTGAGGTTGGCAAGGAGCCAAGCCTCGCCGGATTCGACGAGCCCACAGGACACGGGCCAGCCGTCGAGCAGCAAGCGGATGACCTGACGCGGGAGATGTTCCCGGAGGACGTGCCTGGGCAGGCGCCACCCGCGCGAGCCGATGAGCCAGAGCCAGCGATCCCGATGACAGAGGTGACGCAAGCGGGCGAGCAAATGGTTATTCCCGGCGCGGAGCGGATCAGCGATCGCCAGCTTGCCGAGCGGCGCGGCGCAGAGGGCATGCGCGGGGGACAGGAGGCGCCACCGGAGGGCGGCCTGTTTGATGAGACTGCGCGAGCCCAGGAGGATCTATTTGCGGGGGCAGATCTGGACGAGGAGATCCCGATCGGCGCGCTGGTGGACGACGAGGGGAATGTGGTCGCGCAAACGACAACGCTGCGCGATATGAAAACAATGCTCGATGAGGAAGATTCCTTTATCGACCGGCTAGGGTTCTGCACACGATGAGCTTTCGAGACTGTATTCAGGGCGGCGTCACTGACGGCCAGATCTCTCAGCAGAAAGCAGACGAGACGCTTTCCCTGTTTGACGATCTGGTTGAGCAATACAACCGCCAGATGGGGCCGGGCCCAGCACAGACAAAGGCGGCGGCCGATGCGGCCCAGGCTGCGCGCGTTGAGGCAATCCAGCGCAAGCGCCGAACGCTCTTGCAGGCCCAGTCGTGGAAGCGGTTAACGATGGACATGCAAGGCTATCGTAACGGAGATCCGCGGCAGATGGGCAATGCGGCCTTGGCGATGCTGGAGCAAGACGTTTACAGCCGATATCCAAGCGTGTCACAGATCCAGCAGGCGATCACCAGGCGCGTCACATCACAGCTTGATGAGTTCCTGACGACCTTTAAGCGGGATATTTTGGGCCGGACACGAAACAAGGCTAAGATGAAAAACCTTGTGCGTGAGTCATTCGGTGAAAACACCGGGGATGCGGGCGCGCGCGAGCTTGCTAGTGCATGGGGCCGGGGTGCGGAATATCTGCGGCAACGGTTCAATGCGGCCGGCGGCGCAATTCCCAAGCGCGAGAAATGGGGGCTTCCCCAGACACACAGCACAGAGCGCGTGCGCGCGGTGCCATATGATGAGTGGCGCAATTATATCCTGCCTCGCCTGGATCCGGATCGCATGATCGATGAGCGCACCGGGCTCAAGTTCACGCCGGATCGGCTGGAGCTTGCGCTGCGCGACGTTTACGAGACGATCCGCACAGACGGCATGAGCAAGGTGCGGCCGGGTGGCGTTCGCGGGGGTAAGTCTGTTGCAGCGCGGCGCGCGGATCATCGCTTTCTGGTTTTCAAGAACGCGGATTCTTGGCTTCAATACAACGATCGCTTTGGCAATCCGGATCCGTTCGACACAATGATCGGCCACATCGACATGATGGCGCGGGACATTGCTATGATGGAGCGGCTTGGGCCAAACCCGTCCTCGACAATTACCTTCTTGCAGCAGACAATCCGCAAGGCGGCTGCCGGCGATGCCGCGATGGAGAACCGTGCCAATACAAAAGCGGTGGCGATCGACGATCTCTATGGCGCGCTCATGGGGCGAAACAATAGTCCGGTGGATACGCGCGTGGCTTATACGATGGCGGGCACCAGGCAGCTTTTGCAGGCGGCGCAGCTTGGATCGGCAAGCCTGGCGGCCGTCACGGATCTTAACTTTCAGCGTATGACGCGCCAGTTCAACGGGCTTCCGCAAGTCGGCACGATTTCCCAGACCCTTCGGACGCTTATGCAGCTTCCGCGTGGCGAGCGGGCGAAGATGGCAATCCGTCTCGGCCTGATAGCAGATGGATACACCACGATCGCGGCGGCACAGATGCGCTTTGTAGGCGATATGTCGGGCCCGGAGATAACGCGCCGGATCTCGGATGCGGTCATGCGCGCGTCACTTTTGTCGCCTTGGACAACGGCGGGGCGGTGGTCTTTTGGGATGCAGCTTCTCGGATCCCTTGCCGATAACGTGGGCAAGACCTTTGACCAGCTAGATCCCAAACTTCGCTCGGCCTTGGAGCGATATCAGATCGGCGCGGATCGATGGGAGATGATGCGGGCCACAGATCTTTATGAGTATAACGGCGCCACATTCTTGCGGCCCGATGACATTGCCGCGCGCACAGATCTCGATCCCCGGATGGCGGACGATCTCGCAGACAAGCTCCTGATTATGGTCAACACAGAAACAAACTTCGCGGTGCCGTCTACATCGATGCGTGGGCGTTTGGCGCTCACCGGCAATGTCCGCCCCGGAACGATCGCGGGCGAGGTGACTCGATCCTTTGCCATGTATAAAAACTTTCCGGTAACTGTTCTAAACACGCACGTCGCGCGCAGTTTTTCCTTAAATGGCGTCGCGGCAGGAGGCAAGTATTTCGGCGCGTTCCTCGTGACGGCGACCCTCATGGGCGCGCTGGCCATGCAGCTAAAGGAAGTGGCCAAGGGGCGTGATCCGATAAATATGAACCCGATCGAGAATCCGAAGTTCTGGGGCGCGGCAATACTGCAAGGCGGGGGGCTTGGTATCTTTGGTGACTTTATGTTCTCGCAGACCAATCGTTTCGGCGGCGGTCTTGCCGAGACGGTATCGGGCCCGGTGGTGGGCCTGGCCAACGATCTACGCAACCTGACGATCGGCAACATCCTGCAGCTTGTGACGGGCGAGGATACAAACTTTGGGCGCGAGATGGTAAACTTCGCGGCACGATACACGCCGGGATCTTCTCTCTGGTATATCCGCTTGGGCCTTGAGCGCCTTGTTACGGACCAAGTGCAGATGATGGTTGACCCGCGGGCGGCCGAGAGAATGCGCCGGCTGGAGCGGCGGTATGCGCGCGAGCGCGGGCAAGAATACTGGTGGAGACCAGGACAATCCAGGCCAAGCCGCGGGCCGGATTTCGGCGCCGCTTTGGGTCGCTAGGTTTCTCTGATATAAGGGTCGCATTATGGTTGATATTCCGATCACAGCAACCGAGCGAAAAGCTCAGTTCACCGGCAACACGGGCCTGGGTCCGTTCGCGTTCACGTTCAACATTTTGGACGAGACCGATATCACTGTGATAAAGAACGCCGAGGAATTGATCCTGTCGAGCGAATACACGGTCAGCACAAATGCAGACGGCACTGGCTCGATTACGCTGACGGGATCCGGAGACGGCACAGCACTTGTCACGGCAGACGTGCTTACGATCCTGGGCGATCGGCCGATTGAGCGTGAAAGCGATTATGAGGCTGGCGAGTCATTATTTTCCGCTGCAATAAATGAAGATCTGGATTCGATCCTGATACTGTTGCAGCAGCTTGACGAAAAGATAAGCCGCGCGGTGCGCGCTGGTGCTGGCGATGTGATCGGCAGTTTTGAAATCCCGGCGAAGTCAGTTCGCGCGGGTAAATACCTGGCGTTCGATGCAACGACCGGGGATCCGATCGCATATGAAACGATCGCAGAACGGATCACTGTCAGCACGTCCAGCCCTACCGGCGGCGTCGATGGGGATCTCTGGTTTAAGCTCGCCAATTAACGGAGGTTCCAATGGCAGCCCTTTCAGACTACGCGGAAAAGCTCATCCTGGATTGGATGATGACAAACGGATCGGCAACGCGCCCGACCGCATGGTATGTTGCACTCTACACGGCAGCGCCGAGCGACAGCGGTGGTGGCACCGAGGTTTCTGGATCTGGCTATTCTCGCCAGGCGGTGACGTTCGCCGCGGCCAGCAGCCCAGCCGGCACCACCAGCAACACGGGTGCGGTGACGTTTACGGCATCTGGTGGATCGTTCGGCACGGTCACGCATGTTGGTATCTTCGATGCGTCAACATCCGGCAACCTGCTATGGCACGGCTCTCTTGCTGCGTCTAAGACGATTGGCGACGGCGACTCGCTGCAATTTGCGATCGGGGATCTTGACCTGACGATTGCATAAGGGGCGCGCCGGTGGCTGACGGCTTTCGCATAACGGAGGCCGGTGATTCTAGGATCACCGAGGCGTCTGATTTCCGGATAACGGAGAGGTTGGTTCTCGCGGCGGCCGGCCTCTCCGCGTCCGGATCTATGTCTGCCAGCGCAGCAAAAATACAATTGGCGGCGACATCTCTCTCCGGCGCCGGATCTCTTGCGGCTTCGGGATCGAAGATCCGGGGGGCGGCGACTTCTCTCTCCGGCGTCGGATCCTTCGCTGCATCTGGTAGCGTGACGCGGAATGTCTCGGCCAGCCTAGCGGGCGCGGGATCCAAGTTCATAATCGCAACGGGCGGGTTCCGCGGATCCGTATCTCTCTCTGCATCCGGATCGATCGCGGCTTTCGCCAGGCGCACATTGCTGGCAAGCATAAGCCTGGGCGGCACTGGATCGATCTCGGCCCAGGCCGCGCTTCAAGGTGAAGGTGTTGCGGATCTGTCGGGTGATGGGGCGCTATCCTCAAGCGGCCAGCTAATCGTTGCGGGGGCTGCAAGCCTGTCCGGCAACGGCGCGCTCTCTGCGGCGGGCCTAAAGGTTGTGTTTACATCCGCGTCCATGAGCGGAGCGGGATCGTTCTCGTCGGATGGAAGCGGCATATTCGAGGGCTTGTTTTTCTCTGGGATCATAGAGGCGCCAAGAGAAACAGAAGCGGGCGACACTAGGATCACGGAGGGTTCGGACGCTCGCGTTGTAGAATATCCGGAAAACGAAGGCACATCTTCATTCACTGCGCTGGCATCGCGCCTGCCGTTCGGAAGCGATAGCTATTACAACGACAACGGGACATGGAAAATATTTGTGCCATATGTTAATGATGATGGGGAATGGAAAATCCCGGTCGCAATATATCGGCATGATGGTTCGCGCTGGCTAAGGATCCGATGACATGGCAAACGTAAAAATCTCAGATCTCACGGCCGCGGCGGCCGCTCTTGGAACACAAGAGTTTGAGGTCAATGAAAGCGGCACATCGAAGAAGGTGACGGGCGGGCAGCTTGACAGTTATATTCGCGGCAACGTCACGCTATCGGATCTGACAGCAATCACCGCAACGGCGGCCGAGATTAATATCCTTGACGGTGCCACGGTCACGACCGCAGAGCTTAATATCCTGGACGGCGTGACGGCTACGACGGCTGAATTGAATTACACGGATGGCGTGACAAGCAACATCCAAACGCAACTTGATGCAAAGGTTGCGGCCAGCGGCGGGACGCTTACAAATCCCACGGTTGTCGGAACGATTGACGAAGATGTTTACGCCTGGGCGACGACGACCGGAGCGGTAACGATCGAACCGGACAACGGCTCAATTCAGACCGTTACGCTCACCGGCAACGTCACCGCGTCCGATGGTTTTTCGGCCGGCGAGGCCGTGACGCTGATGATCGATGACGGATCCGGCTTCAACGTAACGTGGCCAACAATGACCTGGGTCAACAATGCCGGTTCTGCGCCTACGCTTGCAACGACAGGCTACACCGTGATTGCTTTGTGGAAGGTTTCGACCACGCTCTACGGCGCGCTCGTTGGGGATGGTTCCTAATGCTTTGGCATAAAGTAATAGGCGCTGGTGGTGCAGCCCCCTCAGGTCCAACTTTGACTTACCTTGGCAGTGACTTCATTGACGATGGAAACAACTCATCGTGGACGACCACTCCATTCACGGCTTCTGAAAGTGGTTTGTTCATCGCCATGTGCCTGTCAGTAAATGGTTCGCAACGGACTTGGACAGACACCACAATCGGCGGCGTCTCCGGCACCTTAGTCGAAGATACCGCCGGGACGTATGGAAACCAACGGACGCAGGCTGAAATCAGGACGCGCGTTGTCACGGCGGGCAGCTACGCAGTCACCATCTCCGGACAGGTTACGGGTCGCTCCGTAGGTGTCGCGGCGTATTTGTTGACGGGCTACACCTCTGCCACGCCTACTGCTACAGGGACGGATGGGGGAAGCGCAGGCGTCACGTCTCGCGCAGTCACGTTCACAGTCCCCGCGAATGGCGTGGCGCTCTACGTTGGCGGCTCTCAAGACAACAGCAGTGGTTATACCCTCTCGTCACCTGTGACAGATACAAAAAGCCTAGACGATGGCGGCGGCTCTTATGACTATGGTGGCATTGCTGGTCAGATTGTGACAGCGACGCAGTTGACCAGCCAGACCGTAACCATGACCACGGCCAACACAGAAGCCTGCCTTGTTGGCGCAGCCTGGAGTTAAACATGGACTTTATTCGCATCATAGACGGTCAGCCCACGCGATACTCGCTGCGCCAGCTACGCGCAGACAATCCGAATACATCATTTCCGGATGTGATCCCGGAGGCTCGCTTGGCAGAAATGCAGATCTTTCCTTACACGATCCAACCGAAGCCTGCCACGGTTCCGGAATTGCAAAGCGTCCAGGACGGCGGTTTCGTTTCGATCGGTGGCAAGTGGGAAAAAACTTGGACCGTCTCGGCCAGGCCGACAGATGAAGCCGCGGCCAACATGCGCGCACGGCGGGACGATCTACTGGCGGAATCGGATTGGATCGTAACAAAAGCGGTTGAGCAAAATGCCGCCGATGGCCTTGGGATCCAGATCCCCCTGGTCTGGCTTGACTACCGCCAGGCGCTGCGAGATATCCCCGCCCAAGCCGGTTTCCCTTTCAACATAACCTGGCCGACGAAGCCATAAAAATCGAGGGCGTGATGGCAGATCTTAGCGTTGTTTGGTCGGCGGGGCTGACTTTCTTTCTCAGTATTGTGGGCTGGATCTTGCGCAATTACATCGCGGAATTGCAGCGGGTCACAATCCTATTGAACCGGACGCGCGAAGAGATGGCCAAAGAATATATTACGAAAGGCGAAGTCCATGCGGATATCAACCGCGTGATGAGCCGGCTTGAGGCTCTTGATTCAAAGCTCGATCGGCTCTTGGAAAGTCGCGCGAAGGGGTCCAATTGATGCAGGCGATCTATGAAGCGGCGCATGAATATCTTGGCCTAGAAGAATACCCTGGCGCCCGGCACAACCCGAAGATCATTGAGTTTGCTGCGGCCACTGGCAACGTTGTGCAAGATGACGAAACGCCTTGGTGTGCTTCGTTCGTCGGTGCGGTGCTGGCTCAGGTAGGGATTCAGGGCACCGGACGGCTCAACGCACGCAGCTATCTGGAATGGGGCGAGACTGTTTCGCTCGATGACGCGCAGCCCGGTGACGTGGTGGTGTTCTGGCGCGGGTCGCGCGACGGATGGCAAGGGCACGTTGGCTTCTATGCCGGGATCCAGGGCGACTATATCCTCGTCCTGGGCGGCAACCAAGGCAACGCGGTATCGATCGCCCGGTATGCAAACAATCGCCTGCTGGGCGTGCGTCGTGTCCAGGCTCCTCGCTCTCGGCCAGCGGCCACCAAGACGGGCCAGGTGTCGATCGGCCAGGTCGGCGCGGGTGCTGCGTCTGTCGTCACGGGGATCGCTGCGCTCGATGGCCAGGCGCAACAGATCGCGGTTGCCGCCGGCGTCGTTCTCGGTGCGTTTGGGATCTGGTTCTTCTGGAACCGGATTAAAGATTTCCGGAAGGGTGCGCGATGACGCGGATCCGCTTGTGGCTGGTCTCGATCGGCGGCATGATTGCTGCGATCCTAGCGGCCTGGCTTGTCGGCAAGCGCGAGGGCAAGCAACAGGCCGAGGCGGAGCGCACGTCACGCCGGCTCGATGCGATGCAAGAGGCACACAGTGTTCACGATGAGATCCGCCAAATTAGCGATGACGATATGCACCGGGCTCTTACTCGGTGGATGCGTGATCCATGAATCGTGCGATTGGGCGCAGCCGATCCGGCCTGGCGTTCAGGATGATCTGACAAGCGAGACGGCCCGTCAGATCTTGGTTCACAATACGATTGGCGAAAGGCTTTGCGGATGGCGCCCGTGATCTCCTGGCATCTGTCTATGCAAAGCCTGCGGATATACAAAGACGGGGAGATGATTGCGGAGATCCCTCGATCGCGCTGGCCTCATCTCCTAGCCGACCTGGCTAACGCTTTGCGCTGGCCTCTCTGATTGCCGATGACGGCAATACCTGCCGGGGGTCTCCCGGTGATACACCGCATTCCCTGTGCTTGAGTGTATCCTACTTCCCTCGGCCCTAGCGGTCGGGGGTTTTTTTATTCCTCCCACAAATACGGCTTGCCTTGTTCACCGCCGTGCATGTCGATGCTGATGCGAAAGTCGTGCAGCTTGTTGCAGACGTGCAGGATTGGTGCCTTCTGTTTGAAGGACGCATTGCTGCGCAGCATGTCTACTACGCGTGCAGCTTCGTCGGCGTTGCGTTGCAGGTATTCTCTGCATTCATCAAGGGTCATGGAGGGTCGAGCGCGCATAAAGAATTGAGGCTCAGGGTAGCGCGTCATTGCTTCTTTGCCAGTGATGCGGCTGTCGTGCCAGTGAACGAATAGCCTATTTGTTGGATTCGGGTAAGTCATTGGCTTTCTCCCTGTAATAGATTGGCTTCGACGTTGGATTGATTGCTTCGATCTTCCCGGCAATCATTAGATCGGTGATCGTGCGATGAACGCTAGCGTTGGGCAGCTTTAGCTGGTGAGATAGATTGATAGATGAAGCGGACCCGTTCATGATTTTGATTGCTGTCATGATGAGGCTTTGCCTTGTCGTCATACAACGCTTGCGTTCTTCTCCGCTCATGCTGTCTGTGGGCTTGCCCGTGAACTGCGCGGATGCTGCTTTGTTTTCCTTGTGAGCGTATGCCGGCATTGCTTCCAGCATCCATTCTTCCAAGCGTCTGCACACATCTGGATCGCTTGGGAATAGCTTGAGCGTTGCCGGGTGCGCGGGCGGGATCGGGTGCGCTCGTAGCGCGGCGTGCCTGCTAGGTGTCATTGTCCTTGCTCCTCTCGGCTAATTTTTTCTTGCGGTAAAACCGTTCGCTTTGTGCCTGGCGCGCGCGCCTCATGCCTTCTTCCGCGCTCATGGGTTCATGGCTCTGATTGAAAAGGGCTGACCGTGGCATGACTTTTGCGGATAGCGGTCGGCACAGATCCTCGATCGGGGTGTCGTCGTCCATTAGATCTCCTGTAATATGCAGCCGTGATTTTCGTCCCATTCCCCGCGCTCGATCGCGACACAGGCCAGGGCTGGATCGATGATATACTGCACCGGCCTGTTGCTGTTGACGTAAATCGCAATCGCAGCGATGGCGGCCAGAGCCAACATCGAAACGGCCGCCGCCGCGATGGCATACATCGTAAAGAACATATCAATCCGCGGGGGTATCATCGCGGTATGCCTCCACATAAACCGTGCGCGATTGCAGCCCCAGATAGTCCAGGATCTTTCCGGTCGGCGGTCGCGTGCCGTTGATGACCTCGCTCATAAAACTGCGCGAGATCCCGATCTCGGTGGCCAGGCTGGATTGCGTGCCGGTCTTGGCGATCGCTCTCAGCCTGGCGACGACCTGATCTTGCGTAATGTATTCAGTCATCGTCGCCCCTCCACTGATATCCCAGGTTGCGAGAGCGCGCGACGGCGCCCTGCTCGATCATGTTCGACAGCACGCGGCTAATCATCTGTTGCGATATGCCCAGGCTGGCGGCGATGTGGCGCTGCCGGATCTTCTGCCCATCGTTCTGTTGCAGGTATCCTGCCACTTCTTCGCGACGCTGTTCAATCTTAGCCATTGGCCTCTTTCTCCTCCTGCAATGCGGCGAAGATCTTGTCCTCGATCGCCTGCCAGCGTTCCAAGCCGTGCGCGCTCAGATCCGCTATCATATTTTCATTGGCCTTGATTAGCTGCGCTGCGAGCGTGGCGCGCTGTTCTGCTGTCACGGATTCGCCGGACCTATTGATCTTGGTCTTGGCGTATTGCTTGAGCTTCTGCACCAAGTGCGCGATCGCTTCGTCGTGGATCTCATACTGTGAGAGCGCGTTGCCTTCGTGATCGCGCAGCGTGTAGGGCTGCACGTCCTGGACCTCGACGGCATCCTCGACCGGCTCGGCCTTGGCCTTCTTGGGCTTGCTCTTTGGCTCTGGTGCCGGCTCTGGCTCTGGCTTCGGATCCTGGGCGGGCGTCACGTCGCGGGGTGCCTTGGTCGGATAGTCCTGGGCTTCCTCGGCCGTGATCATTCCCCGCATGGCGTCAGGGAAAGCGTCACGGATTGCAAAGCCACGCGCGCGCATTGCCAGCATCCGTTTCGGGTATTGCGTCCACGGTCCGGACTTGCCCCAGAGCTTCGCGCGTTTCGCGTCGGCCACCGAAAACGTCGCTTCGGTTTCCTCGATCTCGTCGCCGTAGGCCCGTCGCACAACGCACCGCGCGGTCATGGCATCGCCCTCGCCCTCGACGGTTTCCTTGACGCCGCGGCACCGCGGATCCGCTTTGACCAAGGCAAGCGCGCTGTCACCGTAAACGCTGGGCTTGCCGTTGATGACGGCAATATTCTGTAGCGCCTGCATCGGCTGCAATCCGACTTCGTATCCCCATTGCACCGCAACCAGGATATCCTGGGGCTTGCCTCGATATGCCTGCGGAACCATGCCGCTCGATGATATCATCTTAGAAAATTCTATCGCCTCGCTCATGGTCTGCGGAGCTAGTGTCAGAGCGTTTGTCATTTGATCCTCACTGTGATTGATGGCGTGCCTGCTGTGAGCCGGCAGCCTGGGATTTCCTCGCCGCTCTTGAGCGCGGCTTTGATTGCTACAAGATCCGGCGATCGCTTGATCCTGGTTAGCTGCGTCGGGATTTCGGACTCGTCCACGACCTCGACCTTGGGCTGTCCCTTTGTGCGCGCCACGGTTGCCACGTCTAGCGCGACTTTGGCTTCCCCGATCGCGTCCAGGATCTCGCCCAGAAACACGCTAAGGCGCTCCTGACGGGCCGCCAGGCGGGCGGCTCGCTCGCGGTAGGTGTTGGCCAGGTCTTTCGTGGCTTGCTCCTGTGCGGCCGCCTCAGCGCGTGCCAGCACCACGCGGCGCAGCACATTGATCGCGTCGGTCTGGCCGTCTAGCGTATCCAGGAACGTTTCGGTGTCGTCGGTCATTGCGCGGATCTCCTCCGCCCACCGCGCGACGTGGCTTAGATCTAGCTGTCTCATTGCACGATCGCCTCCAAAATGGCACCGGCCCAGAGCGTTCCGAACATGATGAACACGATCGCCACCATGCCGAGAACGTCGCCAGCGGTGATGTTGCGCGCGGCTTCAATCAACTGTTTCATGGCTCTTGCTCCTCGTCGTCCATGTAATCCCAAAAGTCTGCCTCGATCTCTCCCTGGCCGTGGCAGTTTTCACACTCCAACCAGATCTCGACCAGCTCGCCGCCGTTGTGCGGATCCGGTCGGGGTTCCTCGAACGCTGCCACGCCTTCGCCGTCACACTCCGGGCAAGGGATCCAGCGCGGCTGCGCGGCCATGTTTCCATCTGTGTCCATGTCGTTCCCTCCTTGTGTTGCCGGCGAAGG